CACAAGCGCGACGGCGCATCAACTGGCGAGCAATGGGCCGCGCTGTACGCCAAAGAGGGCGTGAACATGCTGCCAGAGCACGCCCAGACCGAGGAGCACGGCAACAGCACCGAGCCTGCGGTGCAGGACATGCTGACCCGGATGCAGACCGGGCGGTTCAAGGTGGCCGCGCACCTCAACGATTGGTGGGAGGAGTTCCGCCTCTATCACCGCAAAGACGGCCTAATCGTTCGCCAGAATGACGACTTGATGAGCGCCACACGCTACGCGGTGATGATGCTGCGCTATGCCGATACCCGCCTGAAGAAAAAGGGCAAGGAACTCGGACACCGCCACGCACAAGGATGGATGGGATGAACGAGGCAGCTAAATACGAGAAGCTTCAAGCCCTGCGCCTGGACTTCGACAAGAAGCTCATGGAGCTACAAAACCTTTTGGTCGAGATCCACAAGCACGGCGGCAAGGACGTGATCCACTACCGCGAGAACGGCACTGAGGCTGAGATATTCCGGGAGTACCGCGACTAATGCCGCAGAAATACGACAAGTACATGAGGCCGCTGGCTGGGTTCAAAGCCGACCCGGAAAAGCAAAAGGCCGTGGCCCAGAAGTTTGAGGAGGCCAAGGAAAAGCGCAAGGCCAAGAATTTGTATCGCAAGTTCATGGTTGAACCGGAAGAACTGGCCCAGCTTGAAGCAGCCGAGCGCATCCCCGACGAAGCCCAACGCCTTGACGCCATGGAGGGCCTGTTGATTAGCCGTGTTGCCCGCCGCAAAGGGTTTGTGAAGTAATGGATTTTAGCGATTCAGTCGCAGCCCCGGTCAACTTCGAGACAACCCACACCCTGTTCGGTGCGGGTCTTAACTTCAAAATGCGCGAGCTTCGCCAAGCGATGGGCGAAATCCGCATGGAGATTACCCCCGAGGAGCATGAGCGGCGCATCCGTTACGCCTTGGGCCTTGGGCTGTATTCCGCCGCCCACTTGGCCGACAAAGCCGAGGGCGAACGCATCGCCGTGGTGGGATCTGGCCCGTCCCTCAAAGACTCGATCCCGTATCTGAAGCAGGCCAAACACAAGATTATCGCCTGCAACGCCTCCCACGACTTCCTGCTGGAAAACGGCATTAAGCCTTGGGCTGGCATGATGCTGGACACTCATGATTGGTGCGAGAAGTACCAGACCCCGACCAAGGGCGTGGGCTACTTCATCGGATCGAGCGTCCACCCGAAGGTCTGGCAGCGGTTTATCGAGGCCGGGATCAGGCCGTGGCTGTTTATCCCCGTCATCAAGGATGACGACCACGAAACCCTGCTGGCGAAGTACGGCAATGAGATGTGCCTGCTGGCCGGGGCGACCACGGTAGGACTGAGGGCGCTCAACTTCGCCACCATGCTGGGCGCAAGCGTTATTGAGGCCCACGGGTTTGATAGCTGCTACGCCCCCGGCAGCAATGGCATTAAGGGCAAGAACACGCTCCACGCCCACCCCAAGCCGTTTGTACACCATGCCGTCAAGAGCATGACGGTCAAGTCACAGGTCACAGGCGATACGTTTGAATGCCTGACTAACGACGCCATGGCTAAACAGATCCGTGGCTATAACTCGTTTATCGAGAGCCTGCCGGTTCACCAGAACTCCGCCGAGCCTATCGGGACGCTTGTCCTGGCTGACTCCAAGCGCATCGGTAAGACCCGCCTAGTTGTCGCGGGGGATGGCGCTATCCCATGGATGGCATGGCGCGACGGTGGGCCTAATAGCTTTGTGGAACACCTTGACCCCGACCGGATGCAGGCCAAGTACGGCGATTGCAAACATTGGGACTATTTCAACGACCGCCCCAGCATAGAGGAACCAAAATGACTGACGTTATCGAGAAGCTTGCCCGCCAGATGATCCTGAGCTTCAAAGGCGACCCGGATATGTTGGTGCAGCCCGGCACCCCGCAAGTCTATGGCACGCCCGCTGGTGATGCGTTTGCCATCACCCCCCCCGCCGCTGTGCCCATGTGGACGCTCTACAAGGCCACGGCGCGCAACGTCCTGGAAATCGCCAAGACCGTCATTGAGCAGGACAAGCCCGGCCAGCTTTTGGAGAGCGTGAAGCCGTTCATGCTGACCGGAGTTGACCGAGCAGCGAATACCGACACCATTACCGGGAAAGCCTAGGAGCTTCGCTTGCCCAAAGTCTGGCGCGCCACCCTGCACACCGAAGAGCTGACCTCATGCGGTTTCGAGAAGTCCGAAACCGATGAGCAGCGGTGGCACATCATCCAGGGATTGCTCAAGGCCAAGGGCATTCCTGAAAACTACCTAGAGGACCGGTATCCGTTCCGCTGCACTGAAGTAGAGCAAGGCCTGTGCTTGGAGTTTGACGGTTGAGCGAATCCATCCTCCACGAAGCCCGCGAGCGGTTTGCTGAGTCTCAAGACGCCTGGTCCGAGCTAAAGGTCCAGGCGCTTGACGACATGAAGTTCGGGCGTCTTGGGGAGCAATGGCCGGTAGACATAGCCCAGCGCCGCCAGATTGCCGGGCGTCCCTGCATGACGATCAACCGGATGCCGTCTTTTATCCGTCAGGTTGTGAACGATGGCCGGCAGAACCGCCCGAGCATCAAGGTCCGCCCGGTCGATAGCCAAGCCGATGTGCAGACCGCCGAGATTATGTCCGGGCTAATCCGGCACATTGAGAGCATCTCTGACGCGGATGTTGCCTATGACACCGCCCTGGATAACCAAGCCTCGGGCGGGTTTGGCTTTGCGACCGTGGACGTTGACTACGCCTGCGACGATAGTTTTGACAAAGAAATCAAGATTGGCGCGGTCCATAACCCGTTGGCTGTGGATTGGGACGCTTTCACTGAAAGCTACGATTCCTCGGACTGGGGTTATGCGTTTATCTCCCAAGTGATGCCCGAGGAGAAGTTTGAGAAGAAGTATCCCGACAAGGCCAAGAAATCGGACATTGATATGTCCGAGGCGTACATGGCCCCGTGGTTTGAGGGCAGGGCCGTAAGGCTTTCCAAGTATTACGAGAAGGTGTCCAAGACCCGCAAAATCGTGTTGCTGTCTGATGGCAACGTGGTGGATGCGGAAACTTACGCCAAGAACAAAGACGTGTTTGACCTTGCCGGGGCCACGGTCCTGCGTGAGCGCGAGGCTGAGTCCTACGAGATTGTGATCCGCCTGATTACCGGCGCGGACATTCTCGATGAGAAACGCTGGCGTGGCTCCATTATTCCCGTGGTTCCGTTCTGGGGCGATTCCTTCAACATCGAAGGACGCCGCTACATGAACTCGCTGATCCACGACGCCAAGGACAGCCAGCGCATCTACAACTTCTCCCGTTCCACGGCGACCGAGCTTATCTCGTTGGCTCCCAAAGTGCCTTGGATGGGGCGGAAGGGCGCGTTCAAAACCGACCAGGAAAAGTGGACCAACGTTAATACGGAGTCTTACCCGTTCATCGAATATGACGGGGATATTCCGCCCATGCGCCAGCCGTTCGCAGGCCCTCCCGAGGGCGCGATCAATGAAGCCATGATGGCGTCTGAGGACATGAAGGCCATTATCGGCATCTCCAACCCCTCGCTTGGGATGCCGGATAACCGCGTCATCTCGGGCAAAGCCAAGCAGATGGAGCGGCATGAGTCCGACACCGGCACCTTCCACTTCACAGACAACCAGCACCGCTCGATCCGCTGCATTGGCCGCATCCTGCTTGAGCTGATCCCCCAGGTTTACACGGGCGAGCGTGTTGTCCGCATCCTTGGCTATGACGGCAAGGTGCAGGCTGTACCGCTTGGCCAACCGATTCCGCTGCCCAATGGCGGCACCAAGGTATTCAACCTCTCTGCCGGCAAGTACGACCTGAGTGTCGAGGCTGGACCGAGCTACACGACCCGCCGCGAGGAAGCCGTGGATGCCCTGTCCACCATCGTTTCCGCCGCGCCCATGACCGCCCCGATCCTGGCCCCGCAGTTGGTCAGAATGTTTGACATGCCGGACTCTGAAAAGGTTACGGCCATGCTCGCCACAGCCATGCCTCCCGCTGCTAGGGCCATCTTCGACGGCACACCGCCGCCGCCTCCGGGACCGCCGCCCGAGGTGGTTGCCGAGCAGCAAAAGGCCCAGGCCCAGATGGCTATCAGCCAGCAGAAGGCTCAGCAGGACTTCCAGCTTGAGCAGCAGCGCGCCCAGAACAAGACCCAGATCGAGCAGACCCAGGCGCAGGCCGACATTGCGGTCATGCACCTGAAGGCGCAGGCCGAGATTGAGATCGAGCGGCAAAAGGCTGGCGTTCAACTGGAATTGAAGAGGCAGGAAGCCCAGCTTTCGGCCCAACTTAAAATGCTTGGCGCTAGCCAGGCCGCGCAATCCGAAGCAGCCCCAGGAGTGTCGTAGTGTCAGAAACCGAGATTGTTCCCGCGCCCGAACCTGAAGAGCTTGTCCTTGAGGAAGAAACCCCAGAATCCGAGGACGATGGCTTAGATGAGCTTGAGATTGGCCCCGAGAAATACAAAGTCGCCAAGCCCATCAAGGAAGCGTGGAACGGTCTGCAAAAGACGGTCCAGAGCGAGAAGGAAGCACTGAAGGCCCGTGAGGCGCAGATTGCCGAGCGTGAGGCGCGGGCGGTTAAGACCGAAGAACTTAAGGCCGCGCTGATTGATGAGGTTGCGGAACTGAAGGGCATCGACAAGCAGTTGTCGGCCTATTCCAAGCTGACCCCGCAGGATTGGATGACGTGGGCTGAGCAAGACCCGGATGCCGCCCGCAAAGGCCAGATTGCTTACACCGCCCTTCAGAACGAGCGCATGAAAGTGCTTCAGTCCGCCCAAGCTAAAGGGCAGGAACTAGAGCAGCAGTCCCGTAAGACCCAGGCGGAACGCGACGCGGCGGCAGAGCGTGAACTTCTGGCTAAAATTAAGAATTGGACGCCCGAGCGTGCCAAAAATGTTGAGAAGGTGGTTGCTGACGCCGGCCTGCCGCTTGATGTGGTCGGCCCGTGGCTTAAACATCCCGCCGTTGTCACCATCATTGAGGACGCCTTAGCTGCCAGGACTGCGCGCGAACGTGCCGCTGCCGCCCGCGAGGCCGCTGCCAAGGCTAAGGCTGCTGGCGAGCCTGAACCGGAACCCACCCCGCGCGTTCGTGCCAACTCCGGGGCGTCGTCTAATATTCCGAGCGACAAAGACCCGCCCGATGTTTGGCTGAAGAAACGCCAGGCGCAACTGGCGCGTAGATAGCTGTTGACGAGCGTCCCATGACCGACACCATGGGACGCTGATACTTCGATCCCGAGAGGCGAAGGCGTGACGGCACGGGTAATCCCGTAGGCCCGAGCGGCTAGGCAAATCCCGAGACGAGTTGACCGATTTCAACTCCTTTCAAGGACACCTAGCCCCATGGCGAATACACTCCTTACGCCTACGATGGTGACTCGGGAAGCCCTGCGCATCCTGCACCAGAAGCTCAACTTCATCGCTAACATCAACCGCACCTACGACGACTCGTTCGCCGTAGCGGGCGCGAAAATCGGTTCTTCGCTGAAGATCCGTTTGCCCAACCAGTACACCGTCCGTACCGGCGCGACCTTCACCACTCAGGCGGTTGTGGAATCCTCGGTCACTCTGACCGTGGCGACCCAGAAGGGCGTGGACACCGAGTTTACCTCGGCTGACTTGGCCCTGAGCTTGGATGACTTCTCCAAGCGCATCCTGTCCCCGGCGATGGCCGTTCTCGCGGCGGGCGTTGAGTCTGACGCCCTCTCGATGAAGAACGATGTCTACAACACCATCGACAACACCACGAACGCCTCGGTGTCGATGAGCAACATTCTGGCCGCTCGCCAGCGACTTAACGATACCTTGGCCCCGCAGGACGACAACCGCACCGCCCTGTTGACCACGCAGGACTCTGCCGACCTCGTTAACGCCCTAAAAGGTCTGTTCCAGGACGCGAACGCGATCAAGCAGCAGTACCGCGAAGGCATGATGGGCCGCACGGGTGGCTTTGACTTCTACGAAAACACCCTGCTGACCAACCTGACCTCTGGCACTCACTCTGCCACCTCGACCATGATTGTGACGGACACGATTGTGCCTGCGACGGCTCAGTCCACCATCACCGTTAACCAGTCCACCGCGCCTGGTACGTTCGTGGTGGGCGACGTGTTCACCATCGCCACCCTGAACCGTGTTCACCCGGAATCGAAGGCCGATACCGGCGTGTTGCAGCAGTTCGTGGTGACTGCGGCCAACGTGGTGGGCTCGACCTCCACCACTTCGTCCATCGCGTTCTCGCCCTCGATTGTCATGTCGGGTGCGACCCAGAACGTGATTTCGACCGCCATCTCTGGCCAGCTTCTGACCAAGATTGGCAACACCTCGCGTGTTCTCCGTCAGTCCCTCTGCTTCCACAAGGATGCGTTCGCTTTCGTGTCTGCCGACCTTGTGCTGCCGAAGGGTCTGCACTTCGCCGCTCGCGAAGTTCAGGACGGCATCTCGATGCGCGTGCTGAGCGACTACGCAATGACCTCCGACACCATCGGGACTCGTATCGACATCCTCTACGGATACAAGACGATCCGCCCCGAACTCGCCGTCAAGATTTCGAGCTAGTAGGAAACCAACATGGCCGAGAAGTTCAACGAAAAAGGCGCAATTGGCAAGTTTGTCGTCACCGACGCCAAAAAGGCCGAAATCGCCGCCGCTCGCCTCGCGGTCAAGAAGTCCAAGGGCCGCGACAAAAAGTAGTCGCTGCTTATGGGTTCACACCGGAGGGGGCTTCATTTGCTCCCTCCGGTTATTTTTAGGGCGATAAATGGCTGCACTATCGCTTTCGTCTTATACGAACCTCATCGCCGCGATTAACGCGCAAAATGGGTTTTTGCACCGTAACGACCTGGCGGACGTTCTGCCGCTTGGCGTTCAAATGTGCGAAACCACCATCAACTATGGCGATGGGGATCAGCTAGACGGCTTGCGTGTTGGCGCGCAGGAAGCCGTTACCACGCTGACTTGCACTCCGGGCGTCCAGACTCTCGCCCTGCCAACTGACTGGCTGGAAACCCGGCGCATTTACATCACGTTTTCGGGCATCCGCCGTGAACTGAAGGGCCGACCTGTTGCTCCCATCTCCGTGACTGACTCGGCGCGGGTGCAGTCCATCCCTGAGACGTTCTTTATGCAGGGCAGCAACCTTTATCTGGACCCGATTCCCTATCAGGCGTTCCAGATCACGCTCGACTATTACCAGCAAGTTGGCCCTCTCGCCACGCAGGGCACCAACTGGCTCTTGCAGGCCGCGCCGATTGTGTACCTCGGCGGGACAATCCTGCACATGGCTCCGTGGCTTGGCCCGAGCTTCAACCCCGCCCCGTGGGAGAAGATGTTCCGCGTTGGGATGATGCAGGTCGCGGATCAAGATTCCTCGCGCTTTGAAAACATTCGCCTGCGTTCGGAAGCGTCCGCGATGGTTGGCAACGGTCCCGGCTATGGCTGGGGCAACTTCCTGGCGGGCACATGATTAACCTCGACCAGACCGCACCGAGTTGGGCGCACCGCTTCAAGCAGGCGATTGAGATTGCGCTTGAGCAACTGTGGACCCGACCGCTCCCGGTCTACACGGTCGCCACCTTGCCAACCCCTACGGATAAGAAATGGCTTTGGCGTCAGATCGCCGTGAGCGATGGCGCGGGAAATAAGTTTGTCGCCGTGTGCAACGGCACCGCTTGGTACTACCTCCAAGGAACTGCCGTATGAGTTCTGCTGACAGCAACAACATCGGCATCAAGCTTCAAGCGGCGGGGGAGAACCTCAACACTTGGGGCGACCCGAACCTGAATAACGACCTGATTGTGCTTTCTAATCTGGCGAGCAAGTTCAACGCGGTCACGATCAACGGCGACACCACCGTATCTGAGACTAACTACTCGACCACAAACACCACGGAAGTCGCGCTCCTGAAGTGGAACGCGGGCACGCTCACGGCTGCCTTTAGCTACACGATCCCGAGCCGCCCAAAGCGCTTCATCCTGTGGAACAACACCGGCTACACCGGGACCATCAAACTCGCCGCCACCACCGGTGTAGCGATCCCCACTGGGCGCATCGCGCTCATCTCTACCGATGGGTCTAGCGATGTTTACAACGTCACGCCCAACTATGGGGGCATCACTAGCCCCACGACTGGTTCTCGCGACATTCCGGCGTGGTCGGCTGTTGAAAACGCCATTGCTACGGCGGTCCTCCCGGCGACCGCTGGAACAATTCTCATCAGCGGCACAGACACCACGGCAGGGTATGGGTCGGCAAAGTTCACCGCGCTTACTAATGGTGGCCTTGTCGCAAGCGTCCTCAACCCGACAGGCAATGCGCAACGGCAGTTTGGGCTTGATTACACCAATCTCCTTGCAACCACGAATATCGCATCTACGGATCGCTTTGCCCTTTATGACGCAACCGCCGGGGCGATGAAGTATCAGACCCGCGCGAACGTGATCGGCAAGTTTGGCCTCGTTCTTCAGCCTGACCAAACGGCCGGCTTCACCGCGACGGTCGGCTCCCTGTGGCCCTGCGACACAACCAGCGCCTCATACACCGTTGTTTGGCCGGCTGCACCGACCGCTGGCGACATTTTCGGACTCGCTAAATTCGGGACGGGGCTTCTCACGCACTCGCTAAACAGCGTGAAGTTTTACGGCAGCACGACCCCGCCGCAAGCGACGC